TATCATCAACAAATAACAACTGTATCTGTTGGCGATATATTTGACATTAATTTAGAAAAAATGGAAAAGCTACCACTCTTGCACATAAACCCTGTAAACGTAACAACAGGCGAAGCTGAACTGATATACAACTTTCAATTGTTTATTTGCGATTTAGTAAGCGAAAAAGAAAATTGGCAAACTAAACAAAATGCAGATTTGACTAAATTAATTGATCCTAAAAACAATGAGCAGCAAGTATGGAATCAAACGCTGCAAATTTGCACGGACTTTATCGGTTTATTAAGACATAGTTCAAGGCAATCAGTATTAGGCGTAAATGACATCAATGCACCTTTGTACTTTGCACAAGACCAATTCACAATAGAGCCATTTCAAGAAAGATTTGACAACTTGCTTTGCGGTTGGACTTTTACAATGGGTATAAGAGTAATGAATGATTTTACTACTTGTGCTAATGAAAGTGGCGATTTGATACCTGTAACAGATTTAGGTGCGGGATATTAATGTTTAAGTTTAAGATATGGAAAATAGAAATACAAATAATACCACCAAAAATAACAATCAAGCTATGAGTTATGAAGATGTAATAGAAAAGCTAGAAGCTATAAGTATAAACTTAAAGTCCTATACTGACTACCCACAAGCAGCAACAAATAACGCTAAACGTGCTAGAAAATGGAAAGAAGAAAACGGAAGTGATTGTGGAACAAGGGTAGGCTGGACAAGAGCAAGACAGTTAGCAGATAGAAAGCCTATTAGTCGTGATACAATAGCAAGAATGGCATCATTTAAAAGACACCAACAACACAAAGATGTTCCTTATTCAGAAGGTTGTGGTGGTTTAATGTGGGATGCTTGGGGTGGTTCTAGTGGCATAAATTGGGCAATAAATAAATTAAAACAAATAGATAAAAAATAAAAAAATGGCAGATTTAACAGTAACAATTTCCGAAAGTGTAACCATCAATGGTGCATTAAGAGGATCAACAAACACTTTAATAGTAGGAAGTATAACAGATACTTTTGAAAGGATAGTAACTTGTCCTCATGCAGCAACTACAACAATAGCAACATTTTCTTCTAATGTTTATGATAGTGCAGGAGCAATAGACAAAGAGAATGTAAGATACATTAGGATTTCAAACCTATCAGATACTTATGATGTAGAGTTAGGCGTAGCAGGTGCAGCTTCAAATTATACTATTCTAATACCAGCTCTAAACTCACATATCATAGCAAGAGCAGATGATGTAATGGTAGCAGAAGCAGATGCAACTCCTAGCTATGGTGCTTTAGCTGACTTAGTTAAACTAGAAGTAAGACCTACTGCTTCTAATGATGCAGATGTAGAAATATTTGTAGCTAGTGTGTAATGAAAACTGAAAACTTAGAAAGGTATCTAAATAGTTTTGCTAAACAGGTTGTAAAAGAATCTAAAGATATTTTACGAACAAAAAAAGGCAGCACTTCTTTAGCTAGTTCTATTAGAGCAGTTGTTAGTGATGATCCAAATGGTTTTAGTGTAAAATTTTATATGGCGGACTATGGAACTTTTGTAGATAAAGGTGTTTCAGGAAACAAAAACCCTATATCCTATTCTGAAGGAACTAAAACAAAATCAAGCCCTTATAAATATACTACTAAAGGGCCGCCTATTGATATTCTTTCTAAGTGGATAAAGAAAAAAGGAATAAAGCCGAAAGGGTTAGGTAGGGGGCGATCAAAAAATACAGGGCAATTTATTTCAGGGTTCGCTTATTTAATAAGCAGGAAAATAAAAAGAGAAGGGATAAAAAGTATTAGTTTTTTTTCAAGACCTTTAGGCATAAACTATGAAAATTTGCAAGAAAACTTATTAAAACAATATTCAAAAGATATACAAACATATTTAACAACATTTACTAAACAAAAATAATATGGCAGTAACAGTAATAGAACAATACCCTTTAGGAACTTATATACCAGTAGGGCAAGATTTAATTTTTGTAGTTTCAAATGCACCAACAGTAGCAAATCAAACTAGAGTAAAATTTTGTGTTGATATTCATATAGATCAAAATGTGCCAAATCCAAGCAACAATAATAGCTTTATAGGAACATTTAAAACAACTCCTAACAATGCAGGTGTTGGTATGTTTAATATAAGAAACGTAGTAGAAAACTATGTTAAGGCAGATAATATGGCTGCTGCAAATAGTGAGTATAAAGGAACTGCTACTACTGATGAAACACCACACCCTTTACATTTAATTGATAAATATTCAATGAATGACAATCTGCTTAGATATATTATGTGTAAGTTTTATGTAGAATACCTTGATACTGACACAAGTTCTTCAACTTATAATACAGTAGTTCCTGATGTTAATAGTGAAGTAAATTCTGAACTCTTTACTATCTTTAATGGCTACTTAAAATATTCTGATGTTTTAATAAGTTCTAGTGGTCTTAATGGTTTTGGTTATGATATGTCAAGATTTGTAATGGATAATGATACAGACAGTTTTTTAACTAATGCTCCTACTTCTCAATATGCTAATTATGAGGACTATGGAACTTTAGCATTGTTTCCTTTTCAAAATGTTAATAGGATAACACTAACTTATAAAGATAGTGCAGATAGTGATTTAGGAACTGAAATTGTAACACTCAACGCAACAAATGGAGCTTTTACTACTTATGGTAATTTTTCAGGTAAAGAAATTTTATATTTCGGCTGTTTCCCTGCTAATTTAAGGAATTGGAGTTCAACTTTTAATAGCCCTGCTGTTGCTAATTCAATTGTAGGTGGGCATATAGAAGTTCAAGCATTTAAGACAACCCCTTCACTTACTCCTGTTTCTGAAATTGTTAAAATATATGTAAATTGTCCTGATAAATTAGGTTATGAGCCTATAAGGCTTTGTTGGCTTAATCAATGGGGTGCTTGGGATTACTATACTTTCACGCAAAAATCAACTAAAACAATATCAACACAAGGCTCTACTTATACACAGTTGCAAGGAACTTGGAATGAAAGTTTATATAAAGTAGATGGATATAAAGGTGGTAAGAAATCCTTTAGAGTAAATGCTACTGAAAGTATTACTATGAATACTGATTTTGTTAGTGAAAGTGAAAATGTAATGTTTGAAGAATTAACTAACAGTCCTGAAATATACCAATTGCAAGGTTTTCAAGCTGATGTTGCTAACTCTTTATTGAATCAATATGTAACACCTGTAAGGCTTAAAACATCTAGCTTTACTAGAAAAACTTTAGGCAACGATCAATTAATACAATACACATTTGAAGTAGAAAAAACAAAAACACTAAGAACTCAATCTATATAATGGCTACACAATTAATATTATATCCACAAAACTATTCAGGTGTAAGTAGTGTTTTATCTAATAATCCTGATGAAATGCTAGTAGATGGTATTAATTTTGCCACTATGAACGCATCTCCTGCTTTAGACACATTTTATACAGGATATGTTCCTGCTTCACAAGTTATAATACAACAGCCCCCTACGTTTCCTAACTCTTGGTATCGATTTCGTTCTACTTCTCCACAGCCTACATTGCCTACTGCTAGTAATGGTAGTTTAACAATGACATCTCCTTCAGGTGCAGCATCAACAGTAGGTATATACCAAAGGCTTACATCACTTACTGTCGGAACTTCTTATACTGTTACTGTAAATTTAAGCACAACTGATGCTGGAGCTATGAATATACACGCATTTAGTGGTGCGGCTTATATAGGTGGTGCAAGTCCAAGTGTTTCAACTACTAATTCAACTATAACGAAAACTTTTATTGCACCTGCTACAACTGCAACAATAATGGTAATGTTTACACAAGGAACAATAGCATCAACTATTGTTATTAGTCATATATCAGTTGTAGAAACAGGATTAACACCATCATTAGATATTTCAAATTTAGAAGATGGTCAAGTAATTTGTGATTTATATGAAGATGAAACAATACCACTAACTCTAAGTGTAGATAATTTTAAAAATGCAGCAGAACAAGTGCAGTCATATTCTAAGGCTTTTAACCTGCCTGCAACTAAGCGTAATAATCAAATATTTGAAAATTTATTTGAAGTAACAAGATCAGCTCAAAACCACACAACTTTTAATCCTTATGCTAAAACTAAGTGTGCTTTAAAGCAAGATGGTTTTATTTTATTTGAAGGTTATTTAAGAGTATTAGACATTCAAGATAAAGAAGGGGAAATAAGCTACAATGTAAACTTATATTCTGAAGTTATAGCCTTAGCAGATGTATTAGGAGATAAAACTTTTAATGATATAGATTTTTCAGAACTAACACACGCTTACAATTATACAAACATAAGAAACACTTGGAGTGGTAATCAGTTAGTGCTTGATAATGCTTTGCCAGCAGGGAGTTATGCAGGAACAGGAACTACGACAGGAGTTGTTAGATACCCTTTTGTAGATTGGAATCATCAATATACAGTAGGAACAAATGACAAGCCTGTTTTGCCTAATTTAGAAAGTTCATTTAGACCTTTTATTACTTTAAAATATTTAATACAAAGAATCTTTGCTGAAACTAATCTATTTACATATACAAGTAATTTTATTGATAATGATCCTGATTTTCAAAAGCTGCATATGGATTTTAATTGGGGTGGAGATACTTTTCCTACTGCAAACAATGAATATAACGGAAGTTGGTTTACAACTGATCCAAACGCAAATAAAGGAACGGGAAGTTTTAAACCTTTAGCACTATCTACTGCTTCAGCAACAAGTATGTCAGGTTCTACTTTACCGCCTAATTATGATGAAGATATTGCAGACAATTTTATAACTTCAACTACTACTAATGAAATGTATCAGATTTTTTATAATTATACAGTTGAAAATGTTAGTGGAACGGGTGCAGAAACAGTTGATTTTCAATGGGTGCATACTGATACTGATCCTTCTACTTCAGTTGTAACCACTAATGTTATAAACCCAAGAACTTATAGCGTTTCAAATACAGGTATAAATTGGCAAAGTTATGTAGGAAGCTTTACTGTTATTCTAAGAAGTATTGGCGACACAATAAAAGCTCAATTTAAAGCACCTGCTACTTGTTCGCAAATGCAATTTGCAAGTCGTGTTCGTTTTGTTCAATCTTCATTTACAGTAAATTCAGCAACACTAAACACTTTAAGAGGAGAATTAGGTCAATGGGAATTTATAAAAGGAATAATGACTATGTTTAACTTAGTTTCTATGCCTGATCCTGTAAATCCAAATAACATTATTATAGAACCTTATAATGATATATTCTTAAATAATTCTGATAGTAAGGAGTTAGATTGGACAGACAAAGTAGATATATCAGAAATTAAGCTAACACCTTTAACTGACTTGAATAAAAAAACTATGTTTAAGTTTGTAGAAGATGATGATGATTATATTTTTAATGTTTATAAAAACTCTGTTCAAGGGCATTTATACGGAAGCAAGCTTTTTGATGCAACGCTTACAACAGGTGGCTTACAAAGCGTATTAGATGGGGAAGAAGAAATAGTAGCAGAACCTTTTGCAGCAACAGTAAGCAAACCTTTGATGTCGCAGTTTTATGACTTTATAGTTCCTAGTATTTATTCTTACAACGCTGATGATGGAACTTCTGAAGGTTTTGACAATAGTCCAAGAATAATGTATATGGTAGGAACAAGAACATCAACAAGCACGTCATTGCCATTTATAAGCACGCTTTACGTTGTTCCAGCACAAAATGGTTCTTCAGGAGATGATTTTGAAAATGAATTCTTACAGTTTTGCCATTTAACAGATTTGCCGACAGTAGTAAACAATCCTCCTTTAGCAACAGACACAAGGGATTTTCATTTTGGAGAATGTCAGCTTATCAATCCTATTGGAGATGCTACTCCAAATAACTTATTTAATACATATTGGCTTCCTTATTTTAACGAGTTATACAATCCTGATACTAGAACAATGACTTTAAAAGTAAACCTAAGTGCAGGAGATATAAATACTTTTAGGTTTTATGACACAGTATATATTAAGAATAGAACTTTTAGAGTAAATAAAATTGATTACAAACCAAACGATTTAGCAACAGTAGAATTTATATTAATACCATAATGACACAATATATAAACGGATATACAATTAAACCTGCAAAAATTAATGCTTTAGGAATTGTTGAATTTACTGATGGTGTCAATCCTGTAACTCCTAATCAGCAACAATGTCAAGCTTATGGATATACTTACGACCCGATAACAGGAACTTGCAAAGCTTTTAACTTAAACACAAACATAAATAAAAATATAGAGAATGTAAATAATAACATTCAAGGTGCTGGAAATGTTACAGGAATAGGCACTAACAATACTTATATAATGGGCGAAGATAATACGGTTCAAGGTCTTTCAGCTAATAACATTATAACAGGAACTAATAACTTTATAAATAGTGGTATAAACAACGCTTGTGTATATGGTAGATTAGGAGAATCAACAGCAGAAAATTCAATAGTATTAGGTGGCAATGCTCCTGCTGATATATTAGGAGAAAGGCAAAGCATACAACTTTTGTATGGTGTTCAAACAGTAGATGGATCAACTCATAATAGTTATTTAAATAATATAGAAAATAGTTTTTTTACTATTCCTGATAATACTATTTTTTATTTTCACGCTGATACAGTAGCAGTAAGAGTTGGTGGTTCAGGAGAAGGATCGGTTGGGGATTTTGCTGCTTGGGTTGAAAGAGGTGTTGCAGTTCAGATTTCTGAAACTGTAACAATAAGTAGAGAAAGAGATTTAATAAAAAGTTCAGGTAGTGTTTCTAATTGGCGACCTGCTGCAAATAATACAGGATCAAATTTTAGAATAACAGTAAGAGGAGATGCAGATCAAACAGTAGAATGGTGCAGTAACATAACAATTACTCAATTAAAAACAGGATTATAAAATTTAAGATATGGCAAAAGAAGTATTAGAATTAGAAGTAAAATCAAACATAAAATCCGTTGCAAAAGATCAAAAAGCTTGGAATAAAGAACTTGAAACAACTAAAGAAAACATAGCAGATGTAAATGAAGAAGGAAAAGAAGTAGTTGCAGAAATGCAGGTGTTAGGGCTTTCTATTAATGGTCTTAAAGCAGCTTGGGGGCAAGCAGCTTCAGGTGCTAAGTTTTTATTTAGGTCTGTTAAAATGGGTATTATCTCAACAGGTGTTGGTGCATTTGTTGTAGCTTTAGGAACAATTACAACTTGGTTTACAACTACTAAAAGAGGTGCAGAAGTTTTAGAAACTGCTTTGTCAGGTATAGGTGCTGCTTTTTCAGTTCTTATAGATAGAGCAGCAGATTTTGGTGGTGGGTTGTTTAAATTAATTTCAGGAGATATAAAAGAAGGCTTAAAAGATATGGGCGATAGCTTTAAAAACATAGGCGAAGAAATTAAAACTGACACTCTTTTAACTATGGCTTTGACTAAGCAAAACCAAAAATTAGCAGATAGCCAAAGAGATTTAAATGTAGAAACTGCACAAAGAAGAGCAGATATTGAAGAATTAAAATTAATAGCAGAAGATACTACAAAAACTGAAGCCGTAAGGCTTAAAGCTGCTCAAGATGCTTTTAAAATTGAAAATGATTTATTAGATAGAAATATTGCTAATGCAACTGAAGCGGTTAGGCTAGAAAAATTAAGACACGGAACAATATCAGTTCAAAAAGAGGACTTAGACAAACTTGCACAACTTGAAATAGATTTAGCAAATATTAGGGGAGAATCAACTACTAAACAAATAGAGCTAAATAATAAAATAAACACAATAAAACAAGATGGACAAGCTAAGGAACTAGAAGCTTTAGAAAAGCTAAAAGCTGCTGATGCAGAAAGAATGGGAACGCTAACTAAAATGCCTAGCTTAGTTACAGAAACAAATGAGGAGATTATACAAGCTGATAATACTGCTCTTGAAACTTATAAAACGCAAAACGAAGATAGAAAAAGGTCAGATGAAGCAGTTTTAGCAGCTAAAAAGTCAATAGGTATGCAAGGTCTTAAATTAGCAGCAGCTATTGCAGGTGAAGGATCAGCAATCGGCAAAGCAGTAGCAATAACTGAAACAACAATAGCAGGGGTTCAAGCTGTTCAAAATGCTTTTACAACAGCTTTGCAATCTCCAGCAACAATAGCTTTTCCTGCCTTTCCATATATTCAAGCAGGTTTAGCAGGTGCTTTTAGTGCAGTTCAATTACAAAAGATTATGAGTGGTGGAAAACCAACAGCAGGCGGTGGTGGTGGTGGTGGTGGTCGTGCAGCTTCAGCAACCCCTGCACCCCAAATGATGTCAGGACAATTTGAATTAGGCGGTGGTATTGCACCTGAACCTGTCAAAGCGTTTGTAGTTACAGATGAAATGACTAATAGCCAAGACCAATTAGCCAACATAAGAAGAAGGGCTACAATTTAAAAATCAAATAAATACTAATTAAATCTATTATATAATATGCCTTGTAAACAATGTGAAAACGGAAAATATAAATTTGGCAATACAGGAGAATGTAAATATGATACATTAACTGAATGCCAAGAAGATAATAAAGATTACTACGAAAAAACTACTTCTATTGTAGAATTAGTTATTGATGATGAATCAGAATCTTTAGCAATTGATGCTATAAGCTTAGTATCAGCACCTGCAATTGAACAGGACTTTGTTTATTTTGGAAAAGAAAAGAATAATTTAACTTTTGCTAAAGTAGATGAAGAAAAGCGAATGTTAGTTAGTCCTGCCTTAATACCTAATAAGCAAATATTTAGATATGATCCAAATACTGATAAGGAATACTATGTTTTCTTTTCAAAATCGACAGTTAGAAAAGCATCTGAACTGTATTTAAAACATAACAATCATCACAAAGCTACACAAGAACACAATGAAAGAGTATCAGGTGTTTTAACAGTTGAAAGCTGGATAAAAGAAGGCGATATGGATAAGTCAAAACTTTATCACTACGATTTACCTAATGGCACTTGGTTTGTTAAGATGCGTATAGATAATGACAGATTGTGGCAAGATATAAAAGATGGCAACCTTAAAGGTTTAAGTATAGAGGGTTACTTTACTGACAAAATGGAAAAGATGTCAGAAAAAGCACCAACTGATGAAGAAATACTTAAAGCTTTAAATGAGATAATACGCGAAAATCAAATAAATAAATAACTATTCTATTATATTAAAAAAGAACCTATGGACATTAAAGAACAAATACTAGTAGCACTTGGCTTAAACAAAGCCGAAGAAGAAATTAAATTAGCTTGGCAGTCAAAAGGCGAAGATGGAACTATTTACGTTTCAACTGCTGAAGAATTAGAATCAGGTGTAGATGTTTCTGTTTTGACAGAAGATGGAACTACAATACCTTTACCTGTTGGAACTTATAAAACAGAAGATGGTGTATCTTTTAGAGTTGAAGAAGAAGGAGTAGTTGGCGAAGTTATTGAAAGCGAAACTGAAGAAGAAGTTGAAGCAAAAGATGAAAAAGAAGAAATGGCAGAAGAAACAGAATTAGCTGAAGAAGATAAAGATGAATATGATGAAGAAGCTGCTGTTTATGATTGGGAAGGTATGGAGAAACGTATCAAAAACTTAGAAGATGCAGTAGCTGATCTTAAAAGAGATAAGGTAGGTGGAGATGATGAAGTAGAAGAATTATCAGAAGAAACTCTTGATGAAGAAAAATCAGATAGTCCAAAAACAGTAACTACTAAAACTACTGAAGTAGTAGAATTTTCAGCAGAAGATGAATTAAAAAAATTAAAAGCTGAAAACGAAAAGCTTAAAACGGAATTAGCAGCAAGTCCTGCTGATAGCCCTTTAAATACAAATAAGTTTAGTAATGAACAAAGAACTTATAGTAAAAAAGAATTGGCAAAAATGTCGCCTAGCGAAAGATTTTTAGCCAAACTTAACAAATAATTAATTAATTAAAAAGAAAAAAAATGGCAGAACCAACAGTAAATCAAACGTTTACAGGAACAGCAGCAGGATTTTATATATCGGCTGCTTTACAAGACAGCGTATCTTTAGATTATATGACAATCTTAGAAAACGTAAAATATAAAATGAATGTGCAGACACTTGGAGCAGCAAATGTAGTAAGAGATGCAACTTGTGACTTTACAGATCACGGAACACTTGATCTTGATGAAAGAACTTTAGAAGTTGAACCGTTCCAAATTAACCTAGATTTGTGTAAGAAAAATCTTCTTAGTAGCTGGGAAGCGTTAAGAATGAGAGCAGGAGCAGGAGCACCGCCAGCACCTGAATTTACAGATTATGTAATTTCATATATGGCAGGAAACATCTCATCACAAGTTGAAAAATGTATTTGGACTGGTAATACTGCTAACAATGGAGAATTTACAGGATTTGTTACAGGAGCAGTAGGTCTTTTATTAGGAGCAGGAGCAACGCAAGTAGCAGCTTCAGCAACTCCTTTTTCAAATGCTAATATTATAGCTAACTTAAATGTAGCTTATGAAAGTATTTCTGATGCTTTATTTGGAAAAGATGACTTATATATTTATATGTCTCCTACTTCTTACCAAATGTATATCCAAGCATCTTCAGCTTTAACTAACTTCCCTTATGCAAATATGAGTGAAGATTATATACCTATGTTTAATGGTGTAAAATTGGCTGTTTGCAACGGAATGACAGATAATGAATTAGTTGTAGCACAAAAGAGTAATTTATTCTTTGGAACAGATTTATTGTCTGATACAGATGGTGCTTCAATCAAAATCCTAGATATGAGTTCTTTAGATGCTTCAGATAATATGCGTATTGTTTGCCGTTACAATGCAGGTGTAGTGCAAGGAATTAAGGCAGATGTAGTAAGAGTAGCATAATAAACTTAATATAAGAAGTGGGGGTGTAAAAACCCTCACTACTTTAACCCTAAAAAAATAAAAAAATATGGCTTGCACAGCACTTACAAAAGGTAGAGGACTTACCTGCGATAGAATACAAGGGGGTATTAAGTATGTTTACTTTGGTGTTTATGATGATTTTGATGCTAATACTACAACAGGAGAGATTTATGGAACAGGTATCATAGTATCTTCAGGAGAAGTTACTGATATAGAAATGGGTTCTAACCAACTATATAGATATGCTACTCCTATTGGAACTTCATCACTTACAGAAACAATAACAGGAACTAGAGATACAGGAACTTTTATGTTTGCTCCACAATTAACTTTAGTATTCAATCAATTAACTAAAGAAGATCAAAACCAATTAGACCTTCTAACTAAAACTAAAGTTGTTATTTTTGCTCAATTATGGCAACAAGTTGGTGGTAAAGACCAAATAGTTTGCTTAGGAGCTGCAAATGGTATGTATCTTAATAGTGGAACTGAAGTTAGCGGAACTGCTTGGGGTGATCAAAATGGTTATAGTCTTACCTTTGACGGAATGGAAACTAAAGCTGCACCAATGGTAGCACCTTACACAACAACACCATTTGACAACACAGCGTTCTCTATGGGTTCTATTGTTATATCTTAATATTCTTAGTAGTTTTCATATATTCTTGATTAGAGTGGTTTTTACCACTCTTTTCTTTTATAAGTCAAATAAAAACGACACTTTTCTATTATATTAATATATGATACAAGCAACAACAGAAACTAACTTTTCCGCTTACGTTCAGACTAAGGATAGTAGAATACAAACATCTAGCAATTATACTCTTGCTCATTTGTTTAAATTTACTAATGATATGGATAGATCTGTTCAATATGCTTACCCTTCAACTGAAACTGTTTTTGATAGATATACTAAGGCAGATTTTTTGTATAATGCAGTTCCTAATGTTTTTGATGGTAAAGTAAAATTAGAAGCTGGCTTTTATAAGTATGAAGTTTATGAGGTTGCGTTTTTAAAAGGCGGCTCTATAAATTCAAATACAGCACCTGCAACAGAAACATTTGTTTTTAATCCTTTAGGACAAAATGGTGCGGTTCAAGGAA